CACCGACGAAGCTCATTCGTTCGGCGATGCCCTGCACAAGCTGCTCTCCCCCTCTAGTGGAGATGAATGATGGAAAATCAACAAGATATGGGTCGGCACGAGCCAGCCGTGCTTGACGCCTCAAACGCGCCATCGGCTGACGCCGAGCCTTCTGCGGCTTTCACCCTCGACGCCTCTGGCTACGTTGGCGGCTCTCCGCTGCACATGTCGGGCCGCATCTACTGGTCCGACCTCACCCCCTTCATGCAGGGGTATGTGGAGGCGGCTTTCGCGGACTTGACACTCCCGCTGGCCAACGGCGATCCCATCGCGGCTTACGGGTTCTTCCGCGACCTCGCCCCCGCCACCCTCTCGGCGATGATGGCGGACTGTGAACGGTTCCTTTCGGGTCTTGGCAAACGCTGGATTGATCGACCCGACAGCGGCGCGGAGTTCTGGCGTCGGCGGCAAGAGCAATACTGGCCGGGGTCGTTCGGTTTTAGGGTCATCAAAGATTGGCCGCGCGTCACCCTCTACCTGGGCGATGACGGCCTGATCTATCAGCGGGTGGCGTCATGACCGCCCGTGATGAAGGCGCCGGGACCATGGAAGACCGCGAGGAATGGCGCTCGCAAATCCTGATCGCCGTGCTGGACGCCATGAGAAGTTGGCGGGGGCACACACCGGAGCGGGTGGCGATTGAGATCACTGAGGCCGTCATAGCCCTCGCCGCCCCGGTCTCCGCTCCTGGGATGGATAGGGAGGCGGTGATCACGATCATTTCGGACGCCATGGACAGCGCCATTCCCGAACCTTGGGAGGTTGCGAGCCTAGCCGCTGATCGCATCCTAGCCCTCGCCAAGGGGCAAAAGGCCACAGCCCCTGCCGATGGCTCGCAAGTCGAGCCAAGCACGACTGGAGCGGGCCGCCAAATAATCCCTACTGATGATCAGGGAGGGGAAGGGTGATGGGCGAGACCTTCACCATGCCGATCCAGAACCGGGGGCGCGGTCCAGAGTTGGCCGGGCCGTTTATCTGGGAGCCCACCAAGGAAGACCGCCAGTGGGCCGACAACAACCACGGGCAGACCCTGGAGCGGCTTGCTGAGCGCGGCGGCATGGCCTGGAGCGAGATGGCTTTCATCATCCTGCACCGGCGCTACGACCGCTCATCGCGCGTCCACACCGATCAGGCTTACGCGAAAGCGGTTTGCCGAGACGTGCTGATCATGCGCGAGCGCCAAGCAGGCCCGTCCACCCCCTCCCATCGACAAGGGGGAGAGACGACATGACCTACGCCTACACGCCCGAAACGCTGGCGTCGCATTGGGGCGTCTCAGCGACGGAACCTGGCGGCCAGTTGAATCCGGCGCATTCCCGCTGGCTAATGAGGCTCCCGCGCGCGTGGGACGACTGCGGGGTTACGGCAATGCCCTCGACGCGGAAACGGCGACCAACTTCATAGCCGCCTTCATGGAAGCCGAGATCCTGTCGTGACCCTGCAGCTGTTCCCCTACCAGGACGAAGGTGCGGCCTTCCTGGCGCGCAAGGAGCGCGCCGGCATCTTCGATGACATGGGTGTGGGCAAGTCCGCGCAGCTGATCCGCGCCCTCGACTTGATCGGCGCCAAGCGCGGGCTTGTGATCTGCCCGGCCGCGGTGCGCGAGGTCTGGGTGGGTGAGTTCCGCAAGTTCGCGCAGCGCCCGCGCCGTATCCTCAAGGGCCGCGATATCCAGGATCTGAATCTCTGGCTGCGCGGCAAGGCTGACGTCCTGCTGCTGTCCTACGAGATGGCCACGGCCTGGGCCAAGCGGCTCGAGGGCGACCTGATGGACTTCATCATTTTCGATGAGGCCCACTACCTGAAGAACGATCAGTCGCAGCGCACCCGGGCCATGTTGGGCTCGGACTGCAGCGGCGATTACGGCCTGGCCAGGTGGGCGGCGCACGTCTGGTTTGCGACCGGAACCCCAAATCCAAACGACGCGGCCGACATCTGGTCGATCATGCGCTTCTGCAAGGCCACGCCGCTGAACCGCCGCATCTTCCGCGATCGCTACTATCGCCAGAAGGTGGGCACGCACAGCGTCCAGAACACGCCGCGTGACGAAATGTTGCCGGAGCTCAAACAGGCGATCCGCTCCTTCTCGATCCGCCGGACCAAGAAGGAAGCTGGCCTGCAGCTGCCGCCGATCTGGCTGACCACCGTGACGGTGGACGGCGACACCGCCGAGATCCGCGACCTGATGCGCCAGTATCCCGACATGGAAGCCGCGATCCTTCAGGCGATCGAGGCTGGCGGCCTGTCCTTCATCGACGCCCAGCACATCGCCACGCTTCGCCGCCTGGTGGGTGAGGCCAAGGCGCCCGCTTTTGTTGAACTGCTGGCAGAGGAACTTCAGGATGGCCTTGAACAAGTCGTCGTTTTCGGTCTGCACGTCAAAGCGCTCGATCACATCGAAGCGGGGCTGCTACGGCGCGGGATCACTGTCTCGCGACTGGACGGCTCTACGTCTGAGAAGCAGCGTCAGGCCGCCGTCGAGGACTTCCAGGCTGGACGAAGCCGGGTGTTCCTCGGAAACATCAAGGCGGCCGGCACCGGGCTGACGCTCACTGCGGCCAGCGACCTGATCATGTTCGAAAGCAGCTGGTCCCCGGCCGACAACGCCCAGGCCCTGATGCGCGTCCACCGGATCGGCCAGACCCGGAACGTCAACGCCCGCTTCATCACCCTGGCCAATTCGATTGACGTCGTGGTGAGCGAGACCGTGGCGCGAAAGACCGCCGCCATCGCCAAGACCGGATTTTCAAGCGAGCACGCCTAGGAGGACGACATGGCTATTCAACTGAACGAAGACCAACTCGGGCAAGGCATTTTGCGCGTCTTGAACGAACAGATCGAGGCAGAGGTCGACAAGGAAATCACTGAGATCCGAGATCGCATTGAAGCCAAGGTGCGTAAGGTGGTCGCGGGTCTCGCGCTTCAGCTGCTGAACAGCTACGAGCTCGACCGGCAAGGCAACACCCTGATCATCCGGGTTCAAATCAAGGATTGACAGCCGACCCGAACAGCTTCTAAATTCCTAAACGATTTATCAACTGCCATACGGGAGACAACCAGTGGCCAAAATTCAACTGATCATCGAAGCGGAAGACGGGGCTGACCTGCAGAACACCCTGCGCTATCTGGCGGCCGGCGGCGCCTCTGTCGTGGCTGCGGGCACGGCTGGCGTCGCTGCTGCCTCCACCGACGCGGCGGACAACGCCAGCAACCAAGTGACGGAAGGCGCCAACAAGCGCACGCGCCGCACCAAGGAACAGATCGCGGCCGACGAAGCCGCCGCCGCGGCCCGGGGCGGCACGCGCGACCTGGCCGAGCAGATTGCCGAGGTTCAGGCGGAAGAAACCGCGGTCGACCTGGGCCTGGGCGACGGGCCGGCCGCGGCCACGCCGACCATCGACGACGTGAAGGCCGCCATGACCGCCCACATGGGCAAGCACTCGGCCAAGAAGACCCAGGACGTGCTGCTGAAGGAGACCGGCGCCGGCATGATCTCCGCGATCCCGGCCGAGAAGTACGCCGCCGCCATCGCGGCGCTTCAGGCCGACATGGGCTGACGACAAGGCCCCGGGCTTCGGCTCGGGGCTCTTAGGCGGGCATCAGCGGCGCACCGGAGCGCTGACCTCCTTCGGGAGAGTTCATCAGCACTGGGGAAGCCGAACCCCGGGTCGCTGGTGTCCACCTAAGAGCCTCGACGGGAACAACACCATGGCACTTCACAGCCGCTTCGGCGGATCCATCGCCGACCGCTACATGAACTGCGCGGGGTCTGTCGCGCTCTGCGCCACCGTCCCGCCGAAGAAGGTCGGGGTGAAGGCTGAGATCGGCACGGCGGCCCACGACCTGGCCGCCCTGTGCCTGACCACCGACACAGACGCCGCTCACTACATCGGCGAATTCTTCCCGCGGGAGGACCCCGGCCCGCTCGGGCGTTTCATCTGCACCGAGGAAATGGCGCGCGCCGTCCAGGTCTATCTGGATGCGGTGCGCGCCGAACTGGCGCTCACCCCCGACGCCGAGCTCTATGTCGAGGTCGGGTTCGCTTTCGACCTTCCGAGCGCCGACGAAGGGGAGGTCTTCGGCACCACCGACGCCATGGTCTACCACCCGTCCACCGGCCGCCTGCGCGTGTTCGACTACAAGCACGGCGAGGGGATCAGCGTCAGCGCCGAAGACAACTCCCAGCTGAAGTTCTACGCCGGCGGTGCGGTCTTCTCCAAGCCAGACTGGCGGCTGACCGAGGTCATCCTGACCATCGCGCAGCCGCGCGCCCGGGACGCTGATGAAGTCGGCAAGATCAAGGACTTCGAACTGGACGTGCTCGAAATCCTCGAGTTCCACGGCCAGCTGGACGCCGCCGTGGGTAAAGCCAAGAACGTCATCACTGAGATCGACGGTGTGACGCCGCAGCTGCAGTACCTCAACCCCCACCCGGGCGGACAGGGTTGGTGCCGCTGGTGCGACGCCGCCGCCGTCTGTCCGGCCAAGGACGCCGACGCGATCAAGGCCGCCACCCTCGATTTCAAAGACGTGAACATGACCAGCGTGACCGAGATCACCGCCGCTGCGCTTCCTGACCCCAAGACCTTCGACGCCGAACGCCTGGCCAAGATCGTGTCGGGCATCGGGATCATCAACGACTGGATGAACCAGTGCCAGGAAATCCTCGAGGGGATGGTGCTGGGCGGCCACGTCGTGCCGGGCTGGAAAGCTGTCGAGAAGATCGGCCGCGCCAAGTGGGTCGAGGATCCCGTCGAGGTCACCAGCTACGCCGGCCTGATGTTCGGCTTGGCCGAGGATCAGGTGTCGCCGCGCAAGCTGACCACCATCACCGAGATGGAGAAGCTGTTGAAGGCGCAGGGCGCCACCAAGGAACAGATCGACGACTTCAAGCTGAAGTTCACGATCAAGGAATCTTCGGGGCTGACCATCGCCCCGTCGAGCGACCGGCGCCCCGCTGTGAACGCCGTCGCCGCCGACTTCGGGTCGGTCAACACCAGCAGCATCTAGAGGAAAATAGGACATGGCTGAAAAATCGAGAATGACCCGGGAATGGATCCAGCGCGTCTGGGCCGACAACCCCTGCCGCATGCTGGACAACGGCAACATGATCACCGGCCCGGTGCGGCTGGCGTTCGCCAACATCCTGGAACGGGGCAAGCCCGGCCAGGGCAAAACCGAAGGCAGCTTCGGTTCGGTGCTGCTGTTCCCGGAAGGCGTCGACCTGTCGGTGCCCAAGGCCCAAGTGCTGGAACTGATCAAGGAGAACGCCCCTCTGGCGCTCACCAACCAGGCCGTGGCCGACAAGCTGAACAAGCCGCTCAAGAAGCAGGACAGCTTCATCAACCCGAAGTCGGAACGCGGCGAGCTCTATGACGGGTTCGTCGCCGGCCGCCTCTGCATCTCGGCCAATTCGGGATCGCAGCCGCCGTGCGTCGACATGGGCATGGCGCCCATCATCGACAAGAAGCACGTCTACTCGGGCTGCTGGGCGATCGTCACCCTGGCCCCGAAGTGGTTCGACGTCGGCACCAACAAGGGCCCGACCTTCTACATGCAGTCGGTCATGGTGGTGGCCGATGACGAGAACATCGGCGGCACAGGCTCGGCGAACCCGAACTCGGACTTCGCCGGCGTGAAGATCGACGCGGCGGTGAACCCGTCCGCGGCGTTCGAGAACATGAAGCCTACTGATGGCGGCGCTGCCGGCACCGGCGGCGTCGACCTGTTCGGTTAAGACGATGGCCCTGGCCCCTGATCAAATGGTCTGCCCTGACTGTGGCAGTATTGCAGAAAGCGACAGCGTCGATGTTGGCGTTGGCCTGCTGGTCAGGGGCAATTTTTGGTGCATCTGCGGTTGGGACATCGAAGCCGATGGTCGCGCGAACGTGGGTGCCTACGACGACTGGTTCGTCGATGTCGAGTAAAGCCCTTCATTTGGATTTCGAAACGCGTAGCGCCGTCGACCTCAAGAAGGCGGGCATGTATCGCTATGCGGAGGACCCCACCACCGAGATCATCCTGGCCAGCTACCGGTTCGGCGATGAACCGGTGAAGCGCTGGCGCGGCGCGATCCCGCCCGACGAAGTGACCGGCCACATCGCCCTTGGCGGGAAGATGATCGGCCACAACCAGGGTTTCGAACGTGTGATCTGGAACGCCAAGATCGCCCCGCTCACCCGAGTCTATCTGGCGCCGGATCAGCAGGACTGCACCATGTCCAGGGCGTCGGCCATGGGCCTGCCCGCCTCGCTGGACAACCTGGGCGCCGCGCTTAAGCTGGGCTTCCAGAAGGACAAGCAGGGCCACGCGCTGATGCTGCGCATGTGCAAGCCCAAGACCCTTGAACCCCTGACCTGGCATGAGGCGCCCGATGAATTGGACCGGCTGGCCGCGTATTGCGACCGTGACGTCGAGACCGAGTGCGACGCCGATGCGCACCTTCCTGCGCTGTCCGAGCGAGAGCGGCGGGTGTGGGAGCTTGATCAGCGAATCAACGATCGTGGGGTCGCGATCGACGTGCCCAGGGTGCGGGCGGCCCTGGATGCAGTGGAGGTCGCCAAGAAAGCCGCCGACCGCGAGATGTGGCGGCTGACGAACGGCGCCGTCAAGAAGACCACCGAGGCCAAGAAATTAGTCGACTGGCTAACTGCCCAAGGCATCGAATGCGAGTCCATCGCGGACGGCGAGATCGACGACATCATCCTGAAGTCCCAGATGCTGGCGCACCCGAACGCCGAGGCCGCGGTGCGCCTGCGCCGGGCGTCAGCCGGGGCCTTTAAGTTCCAGGCGATGCTGGCCCAGGCCTGCCGCGATGGCCGCGTGCGCGGCTCGCTGAGCTACCACGCCACCATGGGCGGCCGGTGGGCGGGCCGCGGCATGCAGCCGCAGAACTTCAAGCGCATGGACACCGACGAAGAAGTCGCGTGGGCGGCCCAGGCCGTCGACCTGCTGGGTGACCCGCGCATCAGCGCCGCCGACGTGCTGACCGCGATCGAGATGTTCACCGGGCAGCCCGCCCTGGAAGTCCTGTCCCTGTGCGCCCGGCCGATGCTGGTGGCCGCGCCGGGCAAGAAGCTGATCGACGCTGACTTCTCCAACATCGAGGGGCGGATCAACGCCTGGTTGGCCGGCGAGGACTGGAAGCTTCAAGCCTTCCGCGACTATGACGCCGGTGTCGGGCCCGACCTCTACAAGGTCACCGCCAGCCGGGTGCTGGGCAAGGCTGTCGACGACGTCCAGAAGGCCGAGCGCCAGAACCAAGGCAAGGTTCCCGAGCTCGCCTGTGGTTACCAGGGCGGCGTGCATGCCTTCCAGAAAATGGGCGCCAAGTACGGGGTGTCGATCCCGGATCGCCACGCCCTGCAGATCGTGCGCGACTGGCGCGAGGCCAACCCTGCGATCGTCCAATCCTGGTACGATCTGCAGAACGCCGCGCTCGAGGCGGTCGGCGCCCCTGGCTGTGTCGTGTCGGTGCTGCGCGACAAGATCCGCTATGTCTGCAACGGCGACTTCCTGTTCTGCCAGCTGCCGTCCGGCCGCGTGATCAGCTACGCCTCGCCGCGGATCGAATGGAAGACCCGCAACATCACGGTCGACGGCGAGACCGTCGAACTGAACGGCTACGGCATCTCCTATTGGGGGTCCAAGAACGGCCGGCTGCTGAAGCTCGATCTCTACGGCGGCGCCCAATGCGCGCACGTCGTCAGTGGCACAGCCAGGGACCTGCTGGTCGAGGCGATGTTCGCGGTCGAGGCGGCGGGTTACCCCCTGGTCCTGACCGTGCATGACGAACTGCTGGCCGAGGTCGGCCACAACTTCGGCTCGGCCGCCCACTTTGAATCCATCATCCAGAACAACCGCCCGGCATGGATCGGCGACATGCCGATGGTGTCGAAGGCTTGGGAAGACGTGCGCTATGTCAAGTGATCTCCCCCGCCAGCAGCAGACGCTGCATGACCTTCTGCTGGGCCGCGGCGACGTGCCGATCGCCACGCTCTATGGCGCCCTGTTCAGCGAGCCGCGCCCGGCCGCGCAGCAGCAGATGTGGCTGGGCCCCTACATCACCCGGCTGAACAGGCGGCTGGCCAAGGCCAAGCTGCGGGTCGAGCCGGGCGCCCTGAAGGGCACCTACCGCCTTGTCGCCGTGCGCTGAGCGCGGTCATGGGGGGAAATCCACTTCTCGAATCGGCGCTTGATCTGGCGGCCAGGGGCTACCGGGTGTTCCCGCTGGTCCCGGGCGACCGCCGGCCGGCGATCAAGGACTGGCCGAACCTGGCCACGTCAGACCCCGAACAGATCAATCGCGTCTGGGGTGCGCGGGACTTCAATATCGGCGTGGCTTGCGGCTCAGGGTTGCTGGGCCTCGACGTCGACATGAAGAACGGGAAGGATGGCCTCGCGTCGCTGAAGGCGTTGGGCGTCGACCCCGAAGGTCTGGTGGTGAAGACCCCGACAGGAGGATTGCATGTCTATTACGCCGGTCCCGACGTTTCTAATTCAGCCGGAAAGCTGGGCCTTGGCCTCGATATCCGCAGTGCTGGCGGGTTTCTTGTTGGGCCGGGGTCCATCATCAACGGCCGCCTTTATGAAATCGTGGCTGATGCGCCTGTGGCGCGCTGTCCTGAAGCGATTAGGTCGCGGCTAGACGACAAGCTCACCCGCCACCTGGCCGCCACGGTCCCGCTGGTGGACCTGGACAGGCCCGACACCCTCGACCGGGCCGTCGCCTACCTGAAGCGCACGCCCGGCGCCGTGGAAGGTCTGAGCGGCGACGCCGAGACCTTCAAGATCGCCGCAACCCTGAAGGATTATGGTGTCAGCCAGGACATGGCGGTCGAACTGATGGCCGAGCACTGGAACGCCCGGTGCTCGCCGCCGTGGGACCACGAAGACCTGCAGACCAAGGTCGCCAACGCCTACGAGTACGGATCCAAGCAGCCCGGCGCCGAGCATCCGGCTCACGAGTTCGCCGGCGTCCATGTGGTGCCGCCAGAGCGGCCCGCCCAGGCCCCTTCGGCGTGGTTCCGGCATGGTGAGGCCTCGGACGGCCTGGACGCCTCCTGGCTGTTCTTCCAGATGCTGCCGGCCACGGGCGTCGCGGTGCTGTTGGCGCCCTCCCAGGCGGGCAAGACCTTCGTCGGTCTGGAACTGGCCCGCTGCGTCGCCACCGGCAAGGAGTTCTTCAAGACCGCGCCCGACGATCTGGGCGGCACGCTGTTCGTGTTCGCCGGCACTGAGGGCGGCGGGCTGAAGCGCCGCCTGGCCGCGCTCGAGGAAGACTTTCCGCTGCCGATATCGTCGACCATCTGCGGCAACCTCGCCGAGCGTGACGCCCTGGCCAACCTGCTGGCGGACCTGCGCACCGAGGCGGCGCATGTGCTGGCCACCTTCGGCGTGCCCGTGCGGCTGATCGTGCTCGAAACCTTGGCGGCGTCCGGCCTGATTGAAGACGAGAACGACAACTCCGAAGCCAGCCGGGCCATGGCCAATCTGGCGACCATCAGCCGCGAGATGAACGCCCTGGTGCTGACCACCCACCACCCGTCCAAGAACGGCCGGGGTGCGCGGGGTGCGTCCGCCATCCCCAGCAGCGCCGACTACACCCTCGAGATCATCCGCAACGACAAGGAGACGGTGCGCGAGCTCGAACTGACCAAGGCGCGCGACGCCGAACAGCGCAAGCTGGGCACCTTCACCCTGGTGCCGGTCGACCTGGGCGCCGACAGCCGCGGCCGGCGGATCACGTCGATGCGAATCAGCCAGGGCGAGACGATGTCGAACACCACCCGGGCCGCGGCGCACAGCGACCTGTTGCTCGAGTGCGTCGAGTGGGCGTTCATGTCCGAGGACACCGAACTGGTGGGGGGCCGCCAGGCCGTCGACCTGGAAGCGGTGCGGCTGATCTTCAAGGACCGGAAGCCCGGCTCCAAGGACAGCGGCAATCTGTCGCGAGCGTTCAAGGCGGCCCTGTCCCACATCGAAAACCTGGGCGCGGTCGAAGTCACCCCCCATGCGGGGGCCAAGTTCATCAGGAAACAGGAGATCACGATATGACGGCAGTCATCGGGCACAACAGCGGCGACGTCTTGAACCAGACGGCGCAGGATCAGCTTCGGTCCCTGGTCGAGCGCATCGAACGCCTGGACCAGGAGAAGGCCGAGATCGCCGAGCAAACCAAGGAGGTCTTCGCCGAGGGGAAAGGCATGGGCTTCGACACCAAGATCATGCGCAAGGTGATCCGCATCCGAAAGATGGACGCGGCCCGGCGCCAGGAAGAAGACGCGATCACCGACCTCTATATGGCGGCGCTCGAAAAGGAGATTTTCTCGTGAACACCGAGATCAAATGCACGCGCTTCGCGCCCGGCGCCGCGGTGCCTGAATGGCTGTTGGCTGCCGAGCCGAGGGGCCCTGACTCTGTCGCCGGCCCCTTCATTTTCCAGATCGAGGTCGACGTGATCGAACTGGAAGATCGATTCGTCCTGCTGCCCACCGGCACCGGTAATCTTGCGCCCACCCTGCACTACGGCGGCCAGGGTGCGCGACTCTACGCCCCGGCCAAGCCGGTCTGCAACGTCCTGGTGACCAACACCATCATGGGCTTGGAGGTGGACGCCTGGTCCGAAGTGCCGGTGGTGCCGCCCGCGCAACAAGGGTTGTCGCAACCGACGCTTCCAGCCATGCCCGGGCCGCCCCCGTCGCAAGCATATCGAGGGCCGGCCGAAAGCGAAATCCAGTTCCAACAACGGGCGTTGGCGGCGCACATCCGCGCGGCGCAAGAGGCCCAACAACAGGATGCATTTCGGCACGCCTATCGGGTGCCCGGCATCCCGGCCGACCAGCTGGGTGAGTGGCCGCCGGCGCCCTTGAACGGCAGCACCTACGACGGGATGGAAGTTCACCGCCCAAGGCCGGGCTTCTGGCGTCGCCTGTGGGACGCGATCGCCGGAGCCTAGTGGAACAGACTTTCTTCCAGGGGCGGCTCGGGCTCGCCGGCCTTCAGGCGCTGCAGGAAGGCTGAGATGCCGTCTTCGTTCTTCGGCCGCAGATCGCCGGCACGCACACGGGCGGTGGCTGTCAAGATGCTGGACGCCACCGCCTGCTTGGTGGCCAGCACCTTGGCGAAATTCTTGTCGGTCGGATCGAGCTTCAGGGCCATGACTTCCTCCGCGAAGTCGAAGGACAGGCCCAGCAACCGCTGGAATTTCTGTTCGGCCAGGGCGGTGGATCCGTCACTCGCGCCTTGCCCTGGATCCGCGGCGGCAGCGTCTTCGAACGCCGACCGATAGCCGGCCGCCAAGACAGTAAGGCCGGGGCCTTGCTCGCTTCCCGAATCCGACACACGCGCCGGCGGGGCCGCGCGCTCCGGCTTTACCACCGCTTCCGGCGGGGGCTGCGCGACGGCGGCGACCGGGGCGGGCGCCGGGGTTTCGAGAGCGCTGATGCTTTGCTGCGCCTGAAGGGCCGCGAGGCGTGCCCTTGCGCGGGGTCGGCCGGCCATTACGCGACGCCTCCGTTCAGCAGGATGTCGAGAGCCTTCATTCGCCGTCCCTGATGTTCCTGGCCCGGTTGTCGGCCTTGCGCTTGCGGTTCCAATCCTTGCGGTTTTTGGCCTGCTTGAACAGGTGCTGGCGCTCGGGGGCCTGCAGATAGCTGGGCGCCGCGCGGATGGCCAGCAGTTGTTCGCCGAGGCTGATGTTGGACCCGTCCTTCTGGCCTTTGCGGAGCGCGCTCACCGAGATGGGCGACATGAGTTCCAGCATGTACTCGGGAAGGCCCGCGTCCCCTGGCTGCACCACGGCGCCATCGGCGGGACGGATCGGCAGCCCCCGGAAGTCCTTGTTGGTGAGCAATTCCACCGCAGCCTTGGGAGCCACGTTGAGCTTGTTCTTCACCTCCTGGCCGATGTGGTTGGGGAAGTCGTGGGTGAAGGCGTAGACGTCCTTCTGGTAACCAGGCGTCAGGGCGCGCTCGGGCTGGCCGCTGGTGGCGTCCACGCCGCCGGTCTCATAGGCCATGAAGTCCCGGGCTTCGTCGGGGGCCTTGCCGGTTTTCAGGTAGGTCATCACGCCGTTCAGGATGGCGACCTGAACGGCCAGGGCTGCGACGTAGGCGGTGCGGTCGGTGACACCCTTGCCGGCCAGCAGGCCCTTGGCGCTGGGGCCCAGGACGTCGACAATCCCGCCGCCGATTTCGTTGATCGTGCCGACGTTCCAGGAGGGCGACAACAGCAGCATCTGCGACGCCTGTTTCAACTCGCGGTGCCAGAACAGGTTGTCCCAGGCCATCTCGCCGAAGCGGTTGTCGATCGAGCGGTTGATCAGGCTGGCCGCCTCATTCACTTCCGCAGCCGTGGCGCTGGGGTTGGCCGCCATCCAGTCTTCCATGGTCTGGGCGAAGGCCCCTTGCTTCAGGCGGGGGATGTAGTGCTCGAACAGGGGGGCCGAGAACGACTGGATCAGGTTGGCGCCCAGGTCGATGATGCCCATGCCCCGGTCCACCAGGGAAGGGTTGTTGCCGGCGATGCGCTTGAAGGCCTTCTTGACGTCGGTCTTGAAGGTGCCCTTGGCCAGGGAGTTGTAGAAGGAACCGGACGCCCGGGCCCGATACAGGGTGTCCATGTGGGTGCGCCCGCCGGCCTCGACATACGCCTTGTTGACGCCCTCGTAGGCCTTCGGGCCGCCGCCCAGGAGTTCCTTGGTCATGCGGCTGCCGCGCGCATACATGGACACGGGCGAGGCATAGGCTCCCGCGAACGCCTTCGCCGCGGCAAGGGGCCGCCCGGCCGAGGCCGCCTTGATCCCTTGCGCGGTCGCCGAGATGACGCCTTCATGCACCATGGTGAAGGCGTGGAAGGCGGACAGGCCCAGCTTCAGCATCACCATGCCGTTGGAGACCTTGCGCGCGCCCTCGAACAAGGGCCCGGCGTCCCCTGTTTCCAGGCCCTTGGAGATCCAGTTGTTATAGACGCGAGCGGCATCGGCGGGCGCATAGCGCTGCTTGCCCAGCCGGTTGGCCACAAGCTCGCCGTCCTGGAAGATCATCTGGCCGGGCTTGGTGGTGTGAATGCCCTTCAGTGCGACATAGCCTTCCGGGGCCTTGCCGACGTCGTACCACTTGGCCAGGCCCAGGCTGTCCAGTTCCTTCAGGGTGTCCACCGTGGCGATATATTTGCTCATGTTCTGGGCATAAGCCATCGTCGCCTCGACCGGGTTTTCGTACACCGGCGTCAGGCCCGCCTCGATCCCTTCGGCCAGGGTCGGGATCGAGCGGGCCTTCAGGTTGCGGCCGGACCCCTGGCGGGACATCTGCATGCGAGAGCCAACCGCCTGCGGGCTCTCCTTCCACATGTGGGTGTAATAGTCGTCGATGAAGGTCGGACCTTCCTCGCCCAGGCTTTCGGCTATCCGGTTGCGATAGCGGTCGAAGACGTCGCGGATATTGTCGGCGGCGCCCTGCAAGGCCGGATCGGCGATCGTGGCGCCGGTGCTGCGCTTCTCGATGTAGTCGACCAGGGCGCGCTGCTGTTCGACCGGGAGCTTGTCGGCCACGCGGACGCTGGACATCAGATCGTGGGTCGCCTGCGCGGTGAGCAAGTCGCCCTGCGCCCCGGTCTTGCGCATCACGGCGGCAGCCTCGCGGCCGACGCCGGCGGTGGCCGGCGCCAGGATGTGCTGCACGGCGCGGGCGCCGTCCATGACGTGGTCGACCACCGTCTTCGGCGGCATCTCGGCGCGGGCTTTCCGCTCGATAGCCGAGCGCTTCAGGGGCGCGAAGATTTCGTCCAGGTTGTCGGGCTCGGCCGCGGCGATGGCCTTGGCGCGAGGCGGCACAGGCGGGATGGCCAGGTCGTCGCCGGTGAGGAACGCATCGGCGCTGGTTTTCGCCGGCACGGGTGGTGCGGCCAGGTCGTCGCCCAGGAAGGCATCAGCGCTGGGCTTCACACCCTTCTTGCCAGACAGGAAGGCGTCAGCGCTGGGAGCCGCGGGAGCCGCGGGCGCTGCCCGGGTAGCAGGTCCTGCCGCCTTGGGTTCCGCCACGGGCTTGGCGAACTTCGGATCGTAGCGCACGCCTTCCGGGGCGCGCGGCGCACCGGGCTTCTTGGGCCCGACCAGGAACCCCTCGACGGCCAGGGCGGCGTCGCCGACGTCTCGCGGTTGCAGCCGGCCGCCGGTGGCCTTGGATACCGGCCGGCCGACCACCGTGTCGATGGCGGCGTTCACTGGGCTGGCCAGGTAGTTGAAGGCCCCGCCGACAAGGTTCAGCGCGCCGCCCGCGCCGGCGGCCGGGTTGTCTGCTCGGGCGCCGAAGTCATCCGCGCCCTGCTTCATCTGGGCCCGGGCTTCGCGGTTGCGCATGGCGTAGTCGCCAGCGAGCTCGCCACCCTTGGCCTTCAGGTAGTCGACGGCGGCGGTGAGCGGCTTGGGCGAGGCGCGCGGCGCGGGCGGCGGGCCCAAGAAGGAGTCGGCGGACTTCGGCGCAGGCGCGGGGGCGGGCGCCGCCGGCGTGGTCAGGAACGCATCGGCAGATCGGGTCTTTGGCGCGCTGAGAAATTCCTCCGCGCTCGGCATTTACTTGAAACCGAAGTCGCGCCGCAGGATCCCGGCCTTCTGTTCCCGGGTGAGGCTCGGCGCATCGCGCACCGCTTCCGGGGTCTTGAACTTGCCTTTGGGCGGCAGGACGTTGTTCGGGCTGGGTGGCGCAGGCTTGCCGACGTAGCTGCGGCCGGTGACGGGCTTGCCGCCCATGCCGACGCTGGCCGCATCCACCCGGCCGGCCGAGCCAATGGTCGCTGATTCGGTGCGGGCTCCGGCGTTGGTGTCGGCCACGTCGCGACGGCTGTCCGCGCCGATCTGGGCAGATCCGATGCGGGCGCCTGCGTTGGTGCCGGCCACGTCGCGGCGGCTGTCCGCGCCGATCCGTGCCGCATCGGTGCGCGCGCCTGCCTGAGTGCCGGCGATCCGCTCGCGACTGCCGGTCAGGATCCGCAGTTCTTCTTCTCGCGCGGCGATCTTGGCGTCGACCGCGGCGAGGTAGTTCGTGGCCTTGCTGACCGCGATCTCTTCCCGGCTGGCATTGTTCGCCGCAGCGATGGCGCCTTGCATGTAGATGCGGGCGTCGGACGACAGACCCTTCATCATCTCGATCTGGTTGTTGGCCGCCTGGAACAGGGTCTCGCCCTTCAGGTTCGGATTGGCCCGGGCCAAGCTGACGAAGATATTCTGCAGGGTCTTCTGGGTATCGGGCAGCAGGCCCTGGCCGGTCGGCTCGGCCACGCCGGACATGCCGGTCTGTGCCGGCGGCCCTTCCATGGGCGCGGCTGCGGCAGGCGCAGGCATGCCGCCCGGGGCTACATCGGGCATGGGCGGCGCGGCGCCCGGCATCGGCGGCGCGGCAGACGCGCCGGGCATCGGCGGCGCGGCAGACGCGCCGGGCATGGCCATGGGCGGCGGTGCGCCGCCACCAAACTGGGGCGGGGGCATCGCGCCGGGCATGGCCATGGGCGGCGGGGGTGCGCCGCCAGCCATGGCAGGCATCGGCATACCTTGCGGCGCGCCCGCGGGCATGGACGGTTGACCGGGCATCGGAGGCTGCGGCGCGGCCATGGCGTCGGCCATGCCGGCTTGCGCCTGACGCAGGCGGTGCTGCGCGGCCATACCCTGGATCTTCTGAATGAAGTCGGCGCCGTTGTTGAAGCCGTCCGCCGCACCGCCGGCCAGACCGCCTACGAAGTTCATGTTCATGGCGTCGCGCCCCTAGATAAGTTTCGAACCGGCCTGAGCGCCGACGATGGCGCCGAGCGGACCACCCGCCATGAACCCGAGCGTGGCGCCGGCCAAGGTGCCGAGCGCCCGGCCGATCCCGGCCCCGGCTGCCGCCGAGTTCGCGGAGTTGATCTTAGCGGCGTTCTGCGCCCCGGCCGTGGCCGCCTGGCCGATGCCCAGGTACTGCCCCTGGTCGTCGATCAAGGCTTCGGTCGGCGCCAGAGCTTGGCCACCGCCTTGCGCCAACGCTTGCAGTGCAGCGATCTGCGCCTGCTGCTGGGCCAGATAGGTGCTGCTCGGCAGCTGGCTGGCCGCCATCTGGGTGTTGAGCGCATCCGTGCCCTGCTGCCCGGCGGCGGTGTAGGATTGACCCGACTGATCAGCCAGCTGCTGGAAGATGTTGCTGGCGTTGGACAGGCCAGCCTGCAGCGCCCCGTTGCCGGTCGACGTCAGGCTGTTGAGGTTGTTGACCGCCGAGTTGTTCAGGTTGTTGAAATTGTTCGTGCCGGTGGTCGACAGGTTGGCGTAGTTGTTCGCCGCATTGCTGGTCAGGCCGGTGTACTGGTTGGTCCCGGCATTCGACAGGTTGACGTAGTTGCCCGCGGCGCTGCCCAGCAAGCCGGTCAGGTTCGAAGCGACCTGGCCCTGCTGTTGACCGTAAGCGCCCATGGCGGCGATCTGCCGCTGCAGCTGGGTGTTCTGCCAGTCGATGTTGAAGTTGCGCGACGCATCGCCGGCCAGGCCCGCGCCGTAGGCGGACCCGCCCATGCCATACATGGCGTTCAGCGCGTTCTGCTGGTCCATCTGCTGCTGGTACTGGCGATTGTAGAGGTCGCCTTGCGGATCGAAGCCGGTGTCCAGGATGCGCTGCGCCGAGTCCATGCCGCCGGTCAGGCCGGGGATGGCGTTCATGGCCGTGCTGTAGGTCTCGTTGGCCTTCTGGAAGCCGGAGAACAGCGCCGGGTTGGCGGCATACAGCCCGGCCAGGGTGGTCGGGTTGATCATCGCCTGTGCGCTGTCATAGGCGCCCTGCGCCATGCCTGCGCCCCGGGTGGCGTCAGGGATCATCGCTTGGGTCTGGGCGTAGGCCTGCTGCCCCGCGCCGGCCGCCGCCTGGGCCATGGGCAAGGCGTTGGCCGCGGCGATGCCGCCTAGCCCATAGAGATCAGACGCCGCCCCGTACTGCGCGCCCGCCACATACTGCGCGTTGTTGGCCGTCGTGTTCGCACCCTGCTGGGCGTAGTCGTAATAGGGGTTGGCGGTGACGTTGGCGGCGGTCTGTTGCAGCCCGGGAACCACCGTGCTGGCGATGTCTTGGGCGTAGGGCGTCGCGCCGGCGACCAAGTTCTGATAGCCCTGATCCGCCTGGGCCTGGCCGGCGGGCTGGTAAGGCGTCGGCGCTTTCTCGGTCTTGCCGCCCATGTCGGTCCCTCAGAAGTATTTCGTCCAGGCTGATTCGGTGTGGGCATAGCCAAGACGCGCCAGCAAGAAGCCCACGCTATCACGGCCCCGCTGGTATCCCAAACCGCCCTTCTCCCGCTCGGGCTTGACGTTGTAGTTGATCGCCTGGACGTCCAGGGTGCGCAACATCCGCTCGGCCTCCTTGATCAGGAAGACGCCGGCACGACCCTTGCGGTGCTCCGGCTCGATATAGACGAAGTCATTGATCGCCCAGGTGGCCAGCCGGTGGTGCAGCGGCTTGCGCACAAACCAGACGCTGTAGCCGATCAGCTGCCCTTCTTTCCACAGCAGCAGGCCCTTCAGGTAGCCTTGCCGCTCGATGGCGAAGTAGCTGGGCCAGTCGATGGCCAGGGGGATGCGCTCGTGTTCATCGTCGATTTCCTCCCACTGAAGGGAGAGCATGTCTTCGATGCCGGCGGCCCGGGCCTCTGCGATCGTGCCCCACTTAAGTGTCAGGGTCATCGACCGGGATCTTCACGTCGACAATCAGATGCACCCTGGGATGCTCGCCGTGGTTCGTTTCCGAGCACAGCAGCTTGTGGTCAAACAGATTGATGAGGCCGACGTTGAGCCCCGCGGCGGTCTGGCCGCAATGGGAGACCGCGCCGGGCGCCGGGATCAGGCAGGTCCGCGTGCGCAGGTGCTGTTCGGCATAGTCGCTGTTGTCCGCCAGCCAAGGTGTCCCGGCGCCGGGCGGCAGGACTTCCACCCAGGCCTTGCCCAGCAGCGGCGCGCGGCCCTTGAAGTACGGCGCGGCGCTGGTGCGGATCCGCGACAGCAGCGCCCGGGCGCTTTTCCAGTCTTTCAGGATGGCGCAGTCGGTGGGTTCCAGCTGATCGTCGCGGAGCTCGCGCAGCTGCAGGATGCCGTCCTGCACCTTGTCCTTCATCTTCAGCGTGAACCAGGCCGAGAAGACAGACGTGTCGAGGAAGCCCAATGGCTGGATACTCACAGGGAATTTCCCATGTTCCATAGCTTTCGTTCGGCGATGCCGCGGGGCCCGAAGCTGTCGAGGGTCTTGGGCGGCAAGGTGAAATTGCCGGTGTTGATCCAGAGCCGGATGGTCGACCTGCTGAAGAAGGCCGCGCCTTGCCAGGCCAACAGGTCGATCAGGGCGCCGAACTGGCCGTCGTTCAGGTCGGCCAAGGCCTTCTCGACCAGCAGGTCTTCCAGCGCCGTGGCGGCGGTGGCGATGGTTTGCTGCGGCGTGGCGTTGTCGGGATCGAACCGCTTCAGCAGCGCCAGGCACGCTTCCATAGGAATGCGGCGGGTCACTCGACAACCTCGAGAACGGTATGGCCGCTGGCAGCGATCAAGGTACGCAAGGACGGCCCCAGGATTGGGCAACCGTGGCTGGCGTCGTGGCGCGCGTTGTCGCCGTGGATGCGGAAGCCCGAGCGTGCGAAGGTCTCGGTGCCGGCAATGGGATCCAGGTTCATGACACAGGGTCCGAGGATCGCGTGTTTATAGGGGCGGCCGATGCGCCACTTGCCGGGCGGGATGGGCCCGAAGTCGACCACGCTCTTGCCGGCAGGGTTGTTACGCCAGGGGTCTCGGCCGGAGTAGCCGGAGCCCTCGAACTTGCCGTCGAGCTTCAGCGTACCGGTGCTGATCCGGTACTGCCACATCAGGCGGTGCGCGGGCCGAGCGTGTGCGGCGAGGGCGCAGTGGCCGTGCGCACCGGATCCTTGTTGATGCCCTCGGGATGCGGCTTGGTCGACGCGTCGCTGGCCGCGGGCGAGCGGTTCTTCATGCCTTGGTGCAGATCACAGGACGTCGGCGACTTCATGGGGGTCTCTCCTTCAGAGCCTGCAGCTTAACCTAGCGGCGGTGCGCCGTGAAGCCCCGCCCTGGCCATGCTGAGTTCCATGCGGCCAAGGGTCTCCTTGACCTGGATCATCTGTTCCTCGATGCGAGCGAACTTGGCGTCCGCGCCGTCCGTGGCGCGCGCCTGCTCGAGCGCATCGATTCGCTCGCTGGCCTTGGCGAGCGCCTCCTTCTGGTCGTCGACCTTCTGGCCGAGACGACCCGTCCAGAAGGCGAGCACCAAAAGGCCGGCGAGGGGTGCGTACAACTGCACCAGCTGTGCGAGCGTCATATCCATGAGTCCCTGAACGCGTGGTCAGGGGCTTAGTTGTAGACGAGACAGGCGACCGGAACGGTGGCGTCGAGGGCGGCCGAGGCGTGGGTGTTCTGCACCGCGAAGGTGAAGGACCCGGCGCCCGGGACGATCTTCACCGGCATCGGGTTGCCGCCGCCGGCGTAGCCGTTGACCTGGCACATGACGAAGGAACGGGCGGCCACGCTGGTGTTGGTGACGGTCATGGTGGCGGACGTCACGCCGGCCGCGGTGGTCAGGCCGGTGACGGACACGACGGACTTCAAGCCGGAGGCGGTGGCGGTGGTGGTGCCGGACCCGGTGACCGTGATGGCCGACCAGGGCTGGGTGGTGTTGAGGCTGGACACCAGGGTGTTGATGCTGGCGTTCACCGTGTCGAGCGGCACGGTGACGTAGGGGACCGGCGAGGCCAGGGCCGCCATGGGTGCAGCGAACGCGAGGGTGAGAACGGCGATGGCCGCGGCGATCAGTTTGGAGATGCGCATAGGGTGCCCCTGTGAGAGTTGACGGAGCCTAGCCGCAAAGCTGGGGCCCGTCAAAGACCCCACAATTGTTTCGGCGTCAGATTGGGCCGTTTATTCGGCGTCGACCGATATCGGATTTCCGATATCGCTACTCTGCGGCCTCGGCCGGCGGGTAGACGGACAGGTCAATGTAGGTCCAAGGCCTGATCCACCAGGACCAGCAGAGGCGGCCATGGGGCTTGGCCTTCGCCGGGTCGGCCGAGGGCTCCACCTCCAGGCCTATCGGATACAGCTTCCCCAGTACCTGCTTCAGGCTGTTCGCCAGGGCTTCCGGGGCGTGGGCTCGCTCAGTCCAGGGCACGGCTACCAGGTCGATGTCCCGCGCCATGCTCCCGTGGGTCGCCAGGGCATAGCCCAGGTCTTTGGCGCGCTCCCGCAGCGGGCGGATGAGACGGCGAGCCAAGGCTTGCACCATCTCTGGGTCTGTTGCGTCGGTGCTGAAGCCGCCGTTGTGGACCCTACGGGGAACCACGCTTTCAAGACCCGGGGTCATTGGGCGGCCAATCCCTGCAGCAGGCCGGGGGCAAGCCACTCTTGGCGCAGCGTCTTGATGTGCCGCCCTACCGCCATAACGCTAAGCCCTAAGGCCTCCGCGCACTCGACATTGGTGCAGCCTAAGTGCTCCGCGAAATACTTGCGAACAGCCTCGCGGTTGTCGTGCCCGACCTTCGCACCTGGCGAGCGCCACTCGGGAGGTAGGTAGGTAGCATCCGCTCGGGTCTCCCGGCTTGCCGTAGTCGATCCGCGCGGTCACGCCGGGACCACTGCTTGTAGGGCGTCGATGATAAGCCGCCAGTCGGCATCTTCGAGGACGAGATCCTGATCATCTGGCTTCACCCCCAGGAGGCGGCCACTGATCAGGTTAGCCAGATCGGCTTGCTCATCAGTCATCGTCACCGCGCCATCTGCGCGACGGTTCCAGTTGGAGACGAAGTTCTCCTTGAACCCGAACTCGACGTTGGAGGAGGCCTGGCACTGGGTGCAGGACACGCAGGACCCGCCTTCGTTCTCACCCTCGGCAATGTGGACTATCTCAGCGACGGAGCCACAAAATGGGCAAAGCTTCAAAGCTTCCGACATTGACCCGCTCCCTCCATTCAAGGCCCCAACTATACGCCCGAAACCCGGCGCCGTCTATTTACGCCTGGTCGCTAAACTGCCGCCCTCGATCAGGAGCGACCGATGGGACGGCCACCCCTCATGATGAAGCGCACGCACATCAGCTTTACCAAGGAAGGCCTTGCCCGGCTTGACGCCCTGGTGGGGAAGAAGGGCCGCGCAGCCTTCGTCCGCGCCGCCGTGGACCAAGCCCTGGACGCCGCCGCCCTGGCCCACGAATTGAAGGCCAAGGCCGACAAGCGCGGGCAATAAACGGCACACCTTTGAGTAGGGGTGAGGGGGCTGGCCAAACCCTCAGGTCAGGGGGCGCATAATCGGATTCATAAAATCGACCGTGCCCGCAGCGCCGACGCCGGGGTAGAGCCCGAAGGCCGTGATGCAGGTCGCGCCCGCCGAGCCAAGTGTCACGGGGGCCGTTCGCAGAAGCGCTCGTTCGCCGTTGTCGATGTTGGTGACATTGAGCATCTGCCCGATCGCGCTGCCTCCGCGTAGATAGGCTGCAAAGCCGGGCAGAACGGTGTTCCAACCGGTCAACTCGACCTCGACCTCAAGCACGGCCTGCTTGCCCGCGAGACCGGCCGGGATGGTGAAACCGCTATACAGTTCTCCGCTCCATGCCGTGGCGAGCGGGGTTCCAATGACGAACCGTTGTCGGTCTCCACCGGTGCTGTCGTAACCGGCTACCGCAGCGACCTTGCTGGCCACCACGTCCGATCCCGTGCCGCTGTTGCAGGCGCAAAACCATCCCGCCGCTAGGACCCCGGTCACGCCTCCCGATAGGGTCCCGCCCGTGCCGCCGAAGCGCGGCACAAGGCCGCCAATCAGCGTCAGGGCATTGCCGAACGGGCTATAGGTGGCGTCGTACTGGTCCCATGCGGACTGAACGCGCGGGCCTTTCGGATACAGCGCCCCTACTGTATCGAGAGCGCGCTTGGCGTAGAGTCGCGGGCCCTTGCCGTTGATGGTGTGGAGACCGTCGGTCGAAATCCCCGACGCCCAGGCTCCGTTGTTGTCGGAAGGATCGACCAGGTCGCGCCACGGATTGATAAACGGGATGCGGGCGACCGAGCAAAGGCGCTGCATCTCGACATTGACGTAAGCGCGGACCTTCTGATCCGTAGCGGTATTGGGCGCGTAGCTTCGGGGCGGGTTGGGCAGGATCACCCAGGGGTCCTTCCCCATGGCGACGGTGCGCTGAACAATCGCCCAGAGGTTGGCGATTGTGGCATCGCCCAGCGCCTTGCTGGTCGATGGATCGTTCCGCGCCCCATCAATCAAGAGGATGTCGAAGTTCGCGGCGTTAGCCAGCACGTCGGCATCGAACCGAGCCAGCATCTGCGCCGTCGTATGTCCATTCACGCCCTTGTTGTTTGTGGGATCGAAGGTGAATTGGCCTCGCGAAAAGACTTCCAGCGCCACAGCGATGCCAGCCAGGGCCTTGTACGGATTGACCCCGGCGTCTGTGTAGCCGCTTTGCTGAGCGCCGAAACTGTCGGACAGGTGCATCAGTCGGCCGCCGCGCGCGCCGTAGAAGCCCGCAGCGGTGACGCCGATGTCAGTGGTATTGATCAGGCGAGGCGCAACCATCAGACAGCCACTCCATAGAGGTAGGCGCCATCAGCGCCCTTGAGGTAAGCGCCGTCAGCGCCGATGAGCAGGACGAAGCCGGGGGGAGCCACGACCCCCACACCCTTGAGGAGGGGGGCCATGCCCAGGCCAAGCCCGAAAGCAAACTTCATCGAAACACCAGGATGGCCGTGGCGCCGGTTCCTGTCAGCAGCACCTTGGTGATCATCAGCGGGATAACCGCACCCGCGAGCGCCGCAGGCAGCACCACGGTGTTGCCCGCTTGGGTGACCACCGCGCAGGCGCCGCCGTAATAGAGCACCCCGATTCCGTGCACGCCCGCAGTGTCGCTTGGTGACGCGATCAGTGCGTCAGTCGGAATCTGAAACGTGTCCATGGCGCGGTGTCCTCTGTGCTCGCGGGAGCCTACGAGAAAGCGAGGCTGTGGTCAAAAGGCCCCGGAAGACACCTGACGGCGCGGGGTATAATTGATGACGATCAAGCCCTGCTGGCCCGCGCCGCCCGCCCCTGGCGGATCGGAGCCAGAACCGGCGCCGCCGTACAGGCCGCCCGGCGCCGAACCGCCGCCAGAGTTACAGCCACCGCCGCCACCGGACCCGTGACTGGCGTCAAATTCCGTACCTGCGCCGCCGGGATTGCCCCCGATACCGCCGGCGCCGCCGAAGCCCGCGCCACCAGAACCACCGGTGCCTGTCGCGACGCAGGACCCCGTACCCGGGTTGCCTGCGCCATTAGGGCCCGCGGCCCCGCCGCCGCCAGCGGCCCCGGCGCCGCCGCTATACCTGACATCCCCCACGCCGCTGGCCGCCGCACCCCCGGCGCCGCCCGCCGGGCCCCCTAGCCCGCCCTTGGCCATGACGGTGCCGCTGCTGACGAACCATGTGTCTGTGGCGTTTTGCTGGCCAACCGAACAGCAAGTGCCTCCGGTGCCGATCTGGATCGACACGGTCGCTCCCGGGGTCAGCGCCACATTGTTTTTCTTGGAGTAGGCGCCGCCGCCGCCGGCCACCGTAAGCCCCGCGCCACCCCCACCGATCACTTCAACGGTGCTGCCGTTAGGGTTCCAGTCGATCGGCACCGCATAGGTGGTGCCGCTAGTGATAATGATCTGCGCTGCGAAGGCCGGCGAAGCCAGCAGCCAAGCGGCGGCAACCCAGGCGAGAAAGCGTTTCATCAGCCGCGCGTCCCGCCAAAGGTGATCCCGATATCGGCCGCAGTTGCATCACCGGTGGCTGGCCCCGTGATCGTGATCACATGCCCTGCGACCACCGTATACGGCGAACTCGTGATCGTGGCCGCGCACGTCGTTGTGCCCGCTGAGATAACCGCCGTGCCGATGCTCGACCCGTTGTCCTTCAACGTGTAGGTCGTTGTTCCGGTCGCCGCCGTGCCAACGACGCAAGCCGCCTTGGCCGTGGTCAGGATCACATCGGTCGAAGGCGTGTAAGCGGCCAGGTTCCAGGCATTGCCGGTCAGGCCGCCGACGAAAGTGTAGAACTCGAACGGCAGGTAGGGCTGGATCAAGGTTTCGACCTGGGCGGCGGTCAGATCGGAAGGCGCCGCCGCGCCCCCGCTGACGTTCCCTTTGATCCGGCCGTCCGCCATGTTGGCCATGTAGGCGTTGGTGATCAGCGCCGTCAGCGTCGTAGCGCCGGTGCCGCCTTGACCGGCGGATAGCGGAGCGGTCAACCCGGCCAGGGTGGTGATGTCCATGTTCACCCCGTTCTTGGCCAGATTGCTGTTGGCGCAGGTCATGATGGTGTTGAAGTTCGCCATCACCTGGGTCGCGTCTGCCGTCTGGCCGTTGGTCAGGGTGAACGGATAGGTGGAACAGTTCGCTGCCTGCGCCGAGGATCCCGCAAGCGCGAAAAACATCGCGCAGACAAGTGCTGCGCAGGGTCCTGCCAGTTTCAGCCACTTCATAGTTGAGCTCCGACATAGCCGAGTATTTGGTACTTGGCGTAAAAGTTTCCGATCACAAGGCCGCCCACTGATTGCCCGTTAATCTGAAGGGACATCTGCTTGAAGACCAGGGGCGCGGGCCAAGGTAGTTCATATTGGCGGAACGGTGCGATAGCCGCACCCCATGTGGCCGCGCCCCAGTTAAAGGCGTTCCAAATCGAACCTGGGTCACCGTTGCCCGATACCGACACCAGCCCCAAGGTGTCTCCCGTGTCGTCGAAAGCCGTTGCGGTCAGCGCTTGGGTGGACGGCAAGGTCAAACCCAGGGCCGACTGAATGATCTGGTTGGCGGCCAGCTGGTCGTTGTCGGGCACCAACGTCGTGCGCCAGACGAAGGACAACGGCGTGCCGTTTTCCGTGTAGGTCGCCGCGGCGTTCGGCGAGGCCTTGGACTCCCACAACTTGCCGTCTATGCCGGCGGCGAACAGGATAAAGTCGTTGGTGCCGCTGTGATACGGCGAGATCAACGCCGCCGGGAAGCTGTGTGGACCGGTCCAGATGTTCAGGCTGAAGTCGTACCAGTATTCCTCGAGCGGTTGGCCATCGACAGTCCCGTTTTGCACGGTGATGCGGATCAAATTCTGGTCGAAAGCCGCACACATGCGCGTGGGGTTCACCGCGTTCAGGAAGGGCACATTCACGCCCAGCCCGTTGGTGCCGATCGGCTGTGACGACTTGCCGTCCAGGCCCACGATGCGCAGGCCGTCCGGCGCCACATAGGCCAGGCCCTGTGGGGTCGGCGTGAGCGTGTTGGGCGCCAGGGTGCCCACCGAGCCGACAACCGCGTCCTGTTTCAGGTTGTTCGTCGCGGGGTCGCCGGTGATTTGGTAATAAAGATCGTCGGCCTTGAAGACGATCAGCGCCTGCAGTAGCCCGCCCTGCACCTGATTGCTCAACGGCAGGCCGCCCAGCGCCGTCACCGGCTGGTTGTCCCCCAAGGTCATCGCCTGGGTCGCCGCGGTGATCTGCAACGGCAGCAGGGCGTCCGAGAACTGAAGCCCGTTCTCCACCGCATAATAGGCCCTGCCATTGAACTGAGACACGGCCACGGGGCGCGCGATCAAGGCCTGGCCGTTCGTCTGGCCGGCGCCATACTGTGGCGCAGCAGGCGTGCCGCCCGTCACGGTCAGCGCTACGCCGGCGGCGGTCGCGGTCGCGGCCTGCGACAGCGTGACGCTGGTCGCCGTCAGGGCGACGATAAAGGTGTCCGCCGGGATGCCTGCGCCGGTAATGCGCTGCCCGACCTGCCAGCCGGAGGTCAACGGGTTGAGCGACAGCGCATCGACCAGGGTGCTGGTGTGGGTGTCTCCGGTCGCCGGAGTCGACGTGAAGCTGCTGATGTCGACCCAGCCGACGAAGTAGGTCACCCCGTCGTAGCCCGGATGCGTGATCATCAGCCGGTTGGAGACCATCGACAGGGTCGGCGGCTCCCAGTCCCCGGTTGGAGAGATGGACGTCGGGCAGTTGGCCGCAGTGGGCCCGACTATCGCAATGAAGACGCCATTGGTCAGGTCGTAGCAGAAGGGTTCGCTTTTTCCGGGAAACCGATCGGACGCGATCATACCCCAGGCGAAGGCGCCTATGATCAACAGCGCCTCGCCGCCCTCTGGTAGGGTAAACCCGGTGAAATCGGTCACCTGGGTCGAGGCCGGCCGCGGCACGAACTGGTTCCGGTTGGCCGGGTTCGGCACCAGATTGGCCAGGGTCTTCATGGCCCCGGGCATGGCGTTCGTGCCGTCCATGGAATCACAGACGCCCTGCGCCCGAAAGGTCAGGGTTTGGCCGTTGCGGATGGGCATGCGATCACCAACCAACCAGCTTGGTGTTAGGCAAGTTCGAGAACGACGGGCCGAACTGGCGGCGGTCTAACTTCACCGATTGCGACCGGTTGCTCTTGTCGTCCTTGAGCTTCAAGTAGCGGTCCAGGATACCCTGCGCGCCGTCCGGTCCTTCGCCCAGGAACCGTGGCGCCCGCTCATCGTCGCTGATCTTCATAAGCTCGCCGGCCAGGCGCGTGATCAGGTAGTTCTGGTTGGGGAACCACGGCACGGTGGTCGAGCTTTCCGGCGTGGCGATGTCCGGCATCTGCGACCGATAGCGGATCGTGTAGGGGTAGTTCCCGCTCGGCGGCATGTAGATGTAGAAGGACGGGGCGCCGGTGGCGTCCCCTTGCTGCACGGCGTCATTCGGCGACATGTCGGTGCAGAAGAACGACGGGTAGTTCTGCAAGCCCGCCTGCTGCACGGCCACGTCGAACTCGGCCAGGTCGATGGGGATCAGCGGGTACTTCACCCCGGTGTTGGGCAGGGTCCAGAAGACGTCCCCGATCTCGGCGCGCAGGTAGTCGGCCGGCAGCGGGTAAGGGCCGGAGCCATAGACGCTGTCGCCCAGCAGGGCGACCAGGGACGTGTTGAAGGTGCCGAACACCGTCTTCTTCGCCACGTCGAAGTCATAGGTCTGGCACAACTCCTGAAGCACGACGTTCAGGAGTTGGCCAGCCTGGACAATCATGCCCGGCGTCTTGGCTATCGCGCACGACAGCGAAACAATCTGAGCCGCTGTCTGCGCCATCTTAGCCGGTCGACTCCTTGAGCTTGGCGATCCGCTCTTTCACCAAGGCGATACGCGCCTTGTGGCGCGTGATCGAGATTTCCAGGTTTTCGATGGCCTGGGCGCGCTCGTTGAGGTTCTTGGTCTTGGCGTCCTTGGCCTGCTCGATCGCGTTTTCGACCCGGGCGATGTTGGTCTTGACCATGCCCTGCGGCTTGTACGAGCCCTGCCGGCCGGAAGACTTGTGCTGCTCGTAACCCTGGTCGAAGAACTCTTTGCGCTTGCCGCCCATTTCCTCGATCTGCACGTCGAGCGTGGCCATGGCCTTGTCGTATTCGAGATCGACCCGAGCGCGGTCTTCCTCGTACTGCGCCATGGTGTTGGTCAGGGTGTCGAGTTCTTCCTGCAGCCCGGGGATCTCGTAGCGGGCGCGCTGGCGGTCGACCAGGCCCATGATCCGGTCGAGGTTCGCGTTGACGGACGCGTCATCTTCGTCGGCCGCAACGAAGTGCTGGAAGACGATCTGGCGGTTGCCGTCGATGTTGGCCGTGATCGAATAGCCGATGGCCGGGGTGGTGCTAGTGGCGGTGTCGGACATGGTCTTAGGCCACCATCTGCGGGGCGTTCGTCACCGCCGCCGTCTTGGCGTTGAGCATGGTCAGGTGCGGCCGGCGCATGCGCTCGGACAGACCTTTGCCCTCGATGTCGTTCTGGTGGTTGTGGCCGCGCGACTGGATCTCGCGCAGAGTGTCGCCCACATGGCGCGGCACCGTGTAGGTGTGGCCGTGGTAATAGGGCGTGCCGCTCAGCACGATGCGGGCCGAGTGCTCGGCCAGGTCGAGGGTCACGGTGACCATCTCGTCCTTCACGCCGTCCCCGGTGACCAGGCCTTCTTCGCGGGCCAGGCGTTCTTCTTCCGCCTTGATCAGGTCGGTGGTCGCGGCCTTGCGGCGCTGCGCCTCGATGTTGCTGCGCGCCTTGGCGCGGGCCGCCAGCACTTCCTCGTTGGAGAGGATCGGGTGCAGGCGTTCTTCCGGCTCGGCCGCCGCAATGGCGTCAGCGAGGGAGGGCGCAGCGGAACCTTCAGCCTGCTCGCCAAACAGGGCGGCTGCGTCGACTTCGGGTTGGTCTTCGGGGGTTTTGGGGCCGGACATGATTCCTCGCAAGGTCAATCGGAAGCGTGGAGCCTACAGCCCAGCCCTGCCGCCGTCTAGCTGTGCGTCCAGGCCGCGTTGGCGATCGAGTTGGCGGACACCAGGATCGGCCAGCCTTCGCTGTCGATGCCGACATAGTCGCCGGGCAGCAAGGACAGGATGCCGCGGTTCGGCACATACAGGTGGCCGTCGCTCTGAACGAAGCCGCCCACCACCGGGTGCGCAGGGTTCAGATCGTCAAGGATCGCGTTGTTGATCGCCGCCACGTCAGCGGCGGCCAGGGAGCCGATGCCCCGCAGGAAGGCCAGGGCGGTCAGAGAGGTGGTCGCGTTGGTGCCAAGGGTGACTGTGGACATTGACAGGCTCCTTTAAGTTTGTGATACGGAAGCAGAAGGAGAATCACAAATGGGCGGACGTCCTAGACCCGACACATCGGTGGAAAAGAAGTGCAGCGGCTGCAAACAAGTTAAGCCGCGTGCAGAGTTTCATAGCGCCAAAAACACATTCGATAACCTGCAGGCTCGCTGCAAAGAATGCGGCTTGGCTTACACCCGCGCCTACTACGCCAAGGTGGGCCGGCCGGACAACGCGGCGAGATCCCGCGCTTGGCGCGCGGCCAACCCGAGACTGGCCAAAGACCACAAGCTCAAGTCTACCTACGGCGTGCCGCTCGGCTGGTACGAGGCCACCCTGGCTAAACAAAACGGTCGCTGCGCGATCTGCGCAACGACCGACGCTGGTGGGCGCGGAGACTTCCATCTGGATCATTGCCACGATACCGGAAGCGTCCGAGGCCTGCTTTGCGCAAACTGCAATGTAGGTATCGGACACTTCCGGCACAGTGAAAAACTCCTGGTGGAAGCTATTCGCTACTTAGCCGAAAGTAGCGGTCATGGCTGAAACAGCTTCGATGCGCGCGAAGAACATCTGATTCTCAATCAGAGTTCCATACATGAGCTTCCAGCCGATCACGCGCAGCTGGTTGAGCGGGTCGGATTTATCGGCGTCCTTCAGGTAGCTGAACTTGGCGTTGTCCAGCACGACCTGGCCGTAGGCGCCGCGGCCGAGGATGAAGGTCGGATAGACCGTCAGGCCGGTGGCCGGGGCGGCGGGCGGGGTCTGGGCCGAACCGATGCCGGTGATGACCACCGTGGTGTTGGCCGCCAGCTGCACAGCCTGGCCGGACATGGGGCCGGAGGTCGGGCCGGAGGCCGACAGGCCCAGCGTGGTCGGCGAAGACGTGGTGCCGACATAGACGTTGAAGGTGAAGCCGACGATGTTCGGCAGCGTCACGCTGATCGAGCCGTTCGGGCCGGTCACGCTGATCGAGTTCGAGACCTGATAAATGCGGCTCTCGTACTGGTTCTGCGTGTCGGACGCCGTGACGATGATGTAGTAGGTGGCGTTGGTGGCCAGGTTCCCGGCGGTGCCGGCAGTGCCGTTGACCTGGGCGACCCCGGTGAAGGACGGGATCATGTTGGTCTTGCAGAACCGGATGCCCGACCATTCGCCGGCCTCGTAGTTGTAGAGGCGGTTGAGGTCCGAATAGGTCCAGGCGTTGACCACCGTGGCGTTGGACCGGAAGTCGCCGACCACCAGGGTGTGGATCAGGGCGACGTAGTGGGGCATGGCCCGGGGGTTTTCCGAGGCGCGGGCGCCGCCGGCGTTGGCCTCGATCTTGGTATCGGTCATCTCGTCGCCCATGTAGCGCGGAGCGCCAAGGGTCTCGAGGGCCGCATCGGTGCGGATGACGGTGGTGGTGTCGAGCACGTCGCCCGCCACCAGGGCGCCGCGGGAGCCGCGGCTGTTGACGTAGTTCACCTGGGTGCCGGCCATGAGCGCGTTCATGGTGTTGCGCTCGAGGGTTTCCGACATCTGCAGGGCAGTGAGCTCGGTCGCCTTCTTGAACAGCGGATGCTTGATCGTCATCTCGGCGACGTCGGTGATCGTCACCTTGTCGCCCCACTGCTGGGCGGTGGCGCTGACCTGGCTGATCGTCATGGTCTCGCCAATGGGCGGGACACCTTCGGACAGCGGCGCGTAGGGCAGCGGCAGGCGGTTGTATCGGGTCGCCGTGTAGGTGGTGCCGCGACCCTTGTCGAGGGTGAGCGGGTCGCCGAACTGATAGGCCACCAGCTGGCGACGCGCCAGCGGCAGGGTTTCGTCAGCGATGAAATTCTCGATGTCGGTCGAGAAGGCGGAAGCCGAATTAACAGCCATGCGTCTGGTCCCCTTAACGCGGGGACCAGGAGGGCCCCGCTAAATTTCCACGTTCTCGAGGCGGGCCCGACGTTGGGCCGCCTCGCTTCCCCGGCGCTGGCCGCCGGCGGAAACATCCCCGCGGGTGGCCGGCGTCCGAACCTGTTGGCGCTGCCGACCGTCCGCCGCGGCCCTGGCGCCGGCGGCGCGAGCCTTGGGGGCGCGGTTGAGCGCCATTTCGCCGAGCACATACTTCAGGACCGTTTCGCGCGGGGCGTTGGTGCCCTGCTTGCGCATGTCCTGCAGGTAGCTCTCGACCTTGTCTCGGACCTTGGCCGCCGCCGGATTGCGGGAGGCCAGGGCATCGAACGCCACCTTGTCGTTGGCGTCCCAGCTATTGAACTGGATCTGGGCCAGCGTCTGCTGAGTCTGCGCCGCCGTCTGGCGGGCGATGTACTCGGCGCGTTCGCCTGGATCCATGAGCGCCAGGCGCTCTTGTTCCTGTTGTTGGGTCAGATGCTGCTGTTGCTGCGTCTGGCCCGCCGTGATGCGGTCGATCTGCGCGCGGAGTTCGGCGGCTTCGGCCTTGGCTTCCGCGGCGGTGCGGGTCGCGGCTGCGATCCGGTTCTCACCGCGGGAAGCCGGGCGTCGGCCTACTTGATCCGCTTCGCCTTCGTCCCCTTCATCGTCTCCTGCATCGTCTTCTTCGAAGCGATCTTCTGCTCCACCATCGGCGTCCCCGTCGTCTTCATCTTCGAAGTCGGCATCATTTTCGAATTGGTCTTGGGCGTCCGCATCGGGTTCGAAGCCTTCATCGTTTTCAGGGGAGAACACGGCCCGGCTCGCGCCGGCCATCAGCATTTGGCGAAACATCAGTTCGTCCTTCCAGTCGGTAACGCCGACAAATCGAGTGGCGGCCAGTATCGCTGGCCAGTCGAGGCTTGCAGATTGCTACAGCGAAGGCACGTTTGTCAAACGCGCCTTCGCTGCATCGCTTACGCGGTGATGTGTTTCACCGCCCACATGACCGCTTCTTCGATCTTGGTCTTGGCCAGGGACATCTCGCGGCTCTACCCGATGCCACCCACGAGATCGTGGAAAGCAAGGCCCGCGTCCTTGATCGCCTGCATGTTCGCCTTCTCGTCATCGGTGAGGACGCGGTAAGCGTGGCGCATGGTGTTGTTGACGGTGCGTTCGTCAGACGTGCTGTCCACGGTGCTCATGGTCAGTTCCTTCGGGCCTAAGCGGGCCCTGCGCAACAGCTGCTGTTCAGCTGATCCCTACATCTTCCGCGGCATCGTCACGGCGCCGGCCGCCGCCATCTGATCGGGATGGATCATGCCGGGCGGACCTTTTGCCGCATGCGGCTGGCCGACCTGGGCGCCCGGCGGTGTGCCCGCCACGCCGGGTCCGGCGCCGCCCGGCGACCCGGGCACGCCTTTAAGCATCTCGGTCTGCTGTACGGCTGACTGCTTCTTTTCCATCTGCGCCATGTGCTGGGCGATATGATCGCGGAAGGTGCCGTGCGGGTCCAGGGTCTGTTCCGCCATCAGCATGTGCGCCTCGATGTGCAGGATGTCGTCGTCAGCTTCGTTGACCTTCACCGGGTGGCCAAGCTCGAGCATCGTGTTCTCGAGTTCGGGGTTCAGGCTGATCGGGGTCTGCTTGACGAAGATCAGCGGCGCCAGGCGCGGGCCGAACAGGCTCTCGGTCATCTGCTCCATGACCGGGGCCAGGTTCAGCTGGTAGCCCTTGTACTGGTCGGGCGGGATGCCCTTCAGCACGTTGATGCCGGCGATCTGCTGCTGCATCTGGGCGGCGTTGCGCGCCGCCTCGACGCCGAACCATGTGAACTCCCAGCGGTTGCCCATCTGCAGCGGCGGGATTTCCTGCATCTGGGCGCGCACGCCGAGCTCGCCATAGATGCGGATGGTCATGGCGTCGTCGCGGAACTGGTGGTCGTACTCGGCGAAACGCTGCACCAGCGGCGTCAGGATGCCTTCCTCGATCACGGTGACCGCATCGGCTGTCGTCAGGATGTCGACGGCCTGCTCGTTGGCGATCTCGGCCTGGTTCCGCTTCTGACTGCCGCCCGTGCCTTGCGACACCATGGATGGGTTGACGCCCATGGTCTGGAAGATTTGCGACTTGACCGCTTCGGCCCGCTCGACGCCCGACCGCCACAGATCGGGGAACTGCGCGAACTGCGTGTCGGCCGGCGAGGTTTCCCACACCGCGGCCAGGCCCAGCACCATCGACCCCACCCGGGGGTTCTTGGTCGGGTCGGTCATCACGATGGGCATGGCCGAGAAGTGCGCGGTGTCGGCGGCTTCGTTGATGGTGTCGTTGGCGAAAATCTGCAGGTCCATCGCATCGGACACCAGCGGCCGGCCCTTGATCACGCCAGCGACCTTGTCGACCGGCGCCGTGATCACCGGAACCCGGTCGCACCAGTAGGGGCACAGCTTGCACCCCAGGATCTGCTTCTCGCCGCCGTAATAGGCGCGGCACAGGCGGTACTCGCCTTCGATCTTCAGGCGGGTCCAGGTCTCATAAACCAGGGCGTGGGCGCCGCCGCCCTTGATCCCCGCCGATTCGGCCATGTCCTTGCCGGTGTTGCGGGTGTCGCCGTTGCCCTTCTTGGACATGGCCTTGATCAAGGCCTCGCCGTCCTCCTTGACCACGTCGCCATCGGCGATGGCCTTGCGGATGCGGCCCTTCGTCCAGCGGCGGATGACGGTGACGGACCCGTCGCCCTCGATCGCCGCTTCGACGCTGTCGACGGTCACCGGCAGGATCAGGACGTCGGCGTCGTGCAGAACCTCGACGGTCGGCCGGCCGACCTTCTCGGTGCTGGAGATATATTCTTCGTGCTCGCCAAGCTCGGGCAAACCCTCCTGGTCGGCCACGGTCTCGCGATAGGTGTGGTGGCGGGTGACTTGTTCCCACCCGACATAGACGCTGTACTGGCCTTCGATGTCCCCGTTCTTCACCAGGGCCGGCATGATCTCGGTGCGCAGCTTGGTCTTGCGCACATAGTTCTCGATCAGCGCCATCTCGGCGTGGGGGATCTCACCGTCTGTGGTGGTGACGTCCACATAGCGGCCGGAGCGCGGGAAAATCTGGTTGGTGAATCGGGTCTTCCGCGCGTTCACCGCGTCATGCACATAGGGCATGAAAATCTGGGACGTGCCGTTGTAGAACTGTCGGTCGGTGAGCCTGCAGTTGAACAGGTCCCAGTTGTCCATGATGTCGTCGGAACGGTTGCGTTGGTCGACGAAGCCTTCCTCGACGTCAGCGAAGATTTCGACCAGCCTCTTGCGAATGGCAGGCCTGCCGGACAGTTCCGCATCGCGATTCGGCTGCCGGCGTGCCATCAGCGTTTGTTCCCCAACATGGACGTGTACCGACGCCCGTCGTGCGTCACGGCGTTGAACCTATCGCCATCCTCGCCATCTGTCGAACCGCCAAGCTCCAACAGCCCGACGAAGCTCTCGAACCCCTCGAGCAAGGTGCGGTAGACGCCTTCCTCGGCGTACTCGGCCAGTTGGCCCTGCTTGAGCAAGGCGCGGCTATAGCCGCCTGCCAGACCGTTGAGGGTCCAGCGCGCATTGGACGACACCATCAGCGCCGGCATACCCTGGCGCTCGGCCCTCAGTAGAGCTCGTATATGATCCCTTGCTCGCTCGGGCTGAACGCCTGCCCGTAGTTCAAGTGGGACCTTCGCCACGGCTTGTCGCAGGCCGACGTTGTTGTATTGGTCGAAGTGGATAGGCCCGGCGGTAAGCCGCACGCGACCTCCACTCTCGACATTGGCCTCGCTGATGATGTCCCGGATGACAGCGCCTGGCTCACCTTCGCGGACCCAATCGGCGAAGACGCGGATCGACCCGTCGAGAACCTGAAGGAGAACGCCGGTGACGAGCGAGCGCGTCGCGTTGAGCGCGAGCCAGACCGGCCGCCCGGCCAGGGGTCGTAGGTCTTCACCGATGTGCCTCCCGTTGAAGTCGTCATAGATCGGGGCGCCGGGCCGCATCTTGAGCGCATAGGCCAGGGCGTTGGGGACGTCGATCTTGCCGGTGGGGAAGCCCAGCAGCTGGGCCTGCAGATCGGGCAGGGGCTTGGCGAACTGGACCTCGCGGGCCTGGAAGAACGGTTGCAGGCCGCGGATGAAGTCGAACTTGCCGACCGGCGCCTTCAGCGGCTGGATCGGGATGGTGAGGCCGCGCTTGACCTGCTCCTGGCGCAGGGGCTGCATCAGGAACTGGTTCAGCCCGTCTTCTTCGATGCCCATGAAGACGGGGTGGTGTTCGTCCCAGATGCGGAACTGCAGGTCGACGATTTCGCTGGGCATCAGCTGCGCGCCGGCGGCGTCCCAGATCACCAGCTTGGGCCCGATCCAGGACCAGACCACATGGCCGGTGTCAGCTGAATCCTTGTTGGTGGTGCGCGCCGGGTCGGTCATGGAATAGACCGCCTGCCAGGACCGCACCTGGGGCTCGATGCGGAACATCTCCTGCTTGAAGGCCTTGGTCTCAGGGGCTTCGCTCTGGCACATGTATTCCTGCTTGAAGCCCTGCACCTGGCCGCGCGCCAGATAGGTCTGTTCGAGGTGGAGCACGTCCTTGATCGGGAAGCGCTCAGGCCAGGATGACTGCTTCTCGCCGTTCTCGTCCAGGTAATAGATCGGGTAGGTGTGGACGATCCAACCAGGGGTCTTGGCCAGGACCATGGCCAGGCTTTCCGGGTGCAACGGCGTGGCCGCCACCCGCACCCGGTAGTCTGGATCGCAGGCCGGCAGCAGATCGAGGGTGAACCAGTCGAGGTGCTTCTTGCGGTGCTCCGGGGTGCTGACGTCCTGGCGGTTCTCGAGGTCGTCACCGAACACCAGGTCGGGCCGCATGTCCTCGTGCTTGATCCCACGCAGGGACTGGCCCTTGCCCAGCGCCTGGATGGCGGCGCCGGTGGACAGCACCAGCCGGTCCTCGCCCCAGGTGGCGCCGCGCAGGTCGCCGAAGGCCTGCCGCAGGAGGTCGTTGGCCTCGAGCTCCCGCTTCACCGCATGCAGACGCGCCACGGCGCGCTCGGCGTTCTCGCCGATGATCAGGCAGTTCTTGAACTCACGGAAGCCGGCCATGATCGGGATGGCTTCTTCGGCGATGGTGGACTTGGCCCCGCCGCGGAAGACCAGATCGAGCACACCCCTGGATGGCCCGTGCCAGTCGTTCTGCATCTCGGCGTGGAAGGGCGGCGAGGCCACGGGGTGGCGGTGCGCGAACAGCACCTTGTGCGCCAGCGGCCGGTCCCGGTAGAGGCGCCGCAGGATCTCCTGCTGCGCCGTCATCCTTCGTTGATCAGATAAGCCGCCCGGCTCAGCAGGCCCTGCCCGACCTCTGCGTCTGGGGTCGCCAAATTGTAACCGATCCGAACCCCACCATCTTCTTGTGTGGCGCGATAGACAACGATCAGGGCGTCGAGCTTTTCGCCCCCGTCGATGCGCCGAAGCAGGTCGATCAACGCATCGCGTGGCGTCCAGACGTTGGCCTCGCGTACCTTGCCGGCCCGGGCCTCGGTCAGGGAAACCGGATGGTCCTTGAAATCGTCGACCATCACTTCGGCCCGTCGTAGGCGTAGCGCCCCTTAATGAAGCGGTGGAAGTAGCTGCCGGCGCTGACCGCCTGGGTCATGCCGCGGAACACCGAAGCCGGGACGTTGAAGTAGTCGTAGGACTCGCCGTTGCCCATGAAGGTGATGGTCAGGGTGTCGGTGTCCGAATCGTATTCGGCCTGCTCGATGTTCGTGCTGCCGGCGGGAACGAAGGTCTCGGTCACTGCGGTGCGCCCCAAACAGCGGCGGGGGCTTCTTCCCGACGATCGCAGGTCTTGGTGACGCGGAGGTTCCCGCTGGGCGGGACGAACCCGGCCGCCTGGATGTTGACCTCGACGGTCTTGACACACCCGGCGTCCATGATCTCGACCGCCTTGGCCAGGGCTGTGGCCTGCGCCGCCAGGTTTGTGGTGCCGCAGCCCGCCAACAGGAGCGCCGCGCCGGCGATCAGCAGGATGCGGGTCACGACTTCGCGCCCTGTTCCAGGTCTTGGTTGGGGCTGCCCGCGGCGTGCACGCCTTCGTTGAAGGCAAGCACCGCGGTCGTAGCGACCAAGGCCTTCTGGTGGCGCTTCTGCCAGACCGCCCAGCCTTGCCCGGCCGCCCAGATGACCACGGCCGAACCGATGGTCACGAACTGGGTGACCTGATTTTCCTGGATCGCCCCGTTCACCGCCAGCATCCCGGCCACGGTGGTCAGGCCATGGCGAAGCAGGGACGTCAGGATCGGCTCGATGTCGGTCTTGTAGTCCATGCTCGCCCCCTGCCGGCCTTAGCCGACGCTGTCGTCCTGGGTGTCCGCACCCGTGGTGTTGTCGGCCACGCCGTTCGCGTCAAGCCCGGCCTGGGTGATCCCGCGCTCCTTGCGCAGATCAAGGGCTTCCTGGGTCAGCCCGCCACTGGCGGGATCGACGCTGTCGTGAAGCTCGTCACGGCCACCTTCGTAGCCCGCACCAGCCGCACTGTCCTCGCCAGCCACGCTGTCCTCGCCAGCCGCACTGTCCTCGCCAGCCACGCTGTCCTCGCCAGCCACGCTGTCCTCGCCAGCCACGCTGTCCTCGCCAGCCACGCTGTCTTCACCGGCGCCCGAGACCAGGGTGTCTTCCCCCAGGCCGAAATCCTTGGCGGCGATGGTCTGGTTGTCCTGGCGGTGCTTGGTCATGGTAGCGCTCCCGTAGGGTCTGTGATCCCCGCTGAACGGGGAACTTCGGCCAGGCTCGCCGGGCTGTCAAGAGCGGCGGGCCGAACGGCGCCCCTGGCCCGGGCGTTTAGGCGTTGGGCCAGGGGTCTTCCGCAAGGGTGGGCTCGCGGCGAACCAGCAGGACGGGAGGAACGGCTGGCCGGTGACCAGTGATGGGGGCGGCCGGGCTGGAAGTCAACCGCTGCAAGGGCTTTTGGGCGGTGACTTGTGTCGCTGGATAGGTTGGCGGGCGGGGTAGCAGGCTGTGCTAAGAGTTCCAGAATTTCTGCGGGTATTTGAGACAGTGGTTATTTATTTTATTTTCGCCCCGTCCCCCTACGTTTTCCCCGAACCAGCAAGCCCCTGCAATCCCTTACGGTGCAAGGCTTTGCGCGATTAGCAGGGGCTGCTAACTGGGGTCAATGTTTGGGCCTGACTGCTACACGCTGAGGTGTTGGTTAGCCGATCCTGCTATGCGGTGTTATACAGTAACAGGGGGAGGGGTGGTAGGGGGTCTAGGAATTAGGCAAATGGCTAATTGGTGAGGGTAGGGCTATCCGCCTAGCAGGTGACGCCGCGTAGCTCGCGCGCGAGGCTCACTAGATAGCAGCCGCGGCATAGCAGCGTGTGCTAGTCGCTTGACACGTTAGCAGCGTGTGCTATGTTCGGGTCAACAACAGACGGGAGCTAGACCAATGGCTAAGATCGAACCGGAGTTAATCGAAGCGTGGCGCACCCGCTGCGCCGCATGGCTGCAAACCCATGCGCCCCAACTCACAACGGAAACTTTAGCCACGGGCCGCGACGCCTGGGCTGTGGCGCATCGCGTCGGTTTGGTTACGGAAGCCTACGCCGACCGAAACGCGACAGACGGCCACATTCAAACCGCGCTTAGCAAAGTATTTCCTGCAGCGGTATTCCGCGACCCCAAACGCTACTAAGCGCCGACACAACCGATACGGCCAAAGGGCGTCCCACAGCGGGCGCCCTTTTCTTTTGCCTGCCAACCCACCTAAACGCTGTGACAGCCGCTTCACAGCCGCTTAAATTAAAAACCCTGTTTTCCTTACGCCACAAGTGTTTTTGGCTGTGGTTGGTAGGTCCCCCTAAAGGGAGGACCCTACCCACAGCCATCAAACAACAGCCTTGTGGAAGGCTGTCAGACAGCCAAGAAACAGCGCGTTGACAGCCCACAGCCGTGCTGTGTATTGGTGCAAAGCTGCACACCTAGGAGAAAACAGCATGTTACGCATTGACGATAACGTTCCTATCCCTGCCGCCACCGTCAAGGCAGGCAACATCGCCGCGACGCTGCGCGCCTTGAAGCCTGGCCAAAGCGTGCTAATCCCTGACTACAATACGCAGCGCTCGAGCGCCGCCATGCATGCCGCACGCAAGGCAAGCCCTGGCCGCACCTTTATGTCGCGAGCGGAGGGGACAGGGGTTCGCGTCTGGCGCACAGACGGCAAGCCAGTGGGTGACGTGGCGCTGATCAAGCCTGCCGACCTCTTTAGTTGACATTGTAGCAGCGCGTGCTAATGATAGCGCATCAACAGACGGGAGCCTGTCATGTTCAACGAGATCACCCTTATCAACTACGCGCGGCCCTTGGCCGATCGCGCCAAGGCGAGAAAGAGCGTCGGCCCGTATCGCTGGCGTCCTTCACAGCCCGGCAAGGGCCGCGGCTTCTACCAAGCGAGCGGCAAGGGCCTGGCGTGCGATGCACGCGGCTCTACTTTTGATCTTCGCCTAGAGGACGCGAACGATCACCTTAGCGGGTCGCGCCTGTCCAACATCAACGGCTACTATTGCGACGCATTCGGGGACGAAACGCTGCAGCCGATAATCGCGCGCCTGCCTAAGGGCCGCGGGTTCCTGGCCGGCCGGACCATGGGCGCCGGAATGTGCGCGTCACTGGACGCGGACATTTACGAAACCCCGGAAGACGCGGCCCGCGCCGCGCACAGCATGGCGGAAAGCGACGCGGACGATATGCGCGCCGCGGACAGCGAAGGCGAGGAAGACTGATGCGCCGAATCATCAAATCCACCGAAGCCGAATGGACGCCCGCCGAAAAGCTTTGGTGCGGGATCCAGCAATTCGACCCGCGCCGCGGGCGTATCTCTGGCCACATCGTGGCCGTGCTGATCGGCTTGGCCGTCGCGGCTATGTTCATCGGGCTGGGGCTTTAACATGTACGTTTGGATCCACACGCAATCCCCACCCCAGCACATCGCCATGGTGCAAGAAACCACGGTCGGGACTGCCGAAAAGCTCGGTGCCTATATGCGCAACGTCAACGCGAACCGCCGCACCAACTTGAAATGGGGCGGCGTGTTCGAAAACGACAAGGGCGAGACCACGGTCAATCTGTTTTGGGAGCGGGCGAAGGCGCTCGAATACGTGAAGCGCAACCGCGATCGCCTGTCTCTGATCATCGCCACAGAGGAGCTCGCCGACTAGACCCGCCACAACACCACCCATGCCAGCGGGCCCCACGTCTTTCGAGACGGGCGGGGCCCAAAGGCGTGCAAGGCCAAACCCTGGCCACGACGGGAGACTAAACCATGCCGGAATTTCACCTAGACACGAGTGGCGCGGTCCTAGACGCCCGCCCCGAATATCAGCCGCGACTGTTGTGGAAGCACTTGGACAGCTTCACGCAAGGCTATGTTACGGCGCTGTTTTTCACTGAAAACGCGCCTGGCGTGACCACTGAGGAATGGCAGGCCACGGAAGATCACGCGGAGGGGACTATTCCCGAGGACGTGGCGTTCGCCGACCTGGACCCCGACGCGCTGGCGAAGATCCTCGCGGATTGCGCCAAGTTTCAGGACAGCCGCGCATGGGCGGACACCTTGGAAGGCCACCAAGGCGCGGATGAGGAACATGCGGGTCGCGACTTTTGGTACACCCGCAACGGCCACGGCTGCGGCTTCTGGGACGGCGACTGGCCCGAACCCTATGCAACGCAGCTGGCCGACGCGGCGGAGGCGTTCGGCGAAGTCAACGTGTACCTCAGCGATGACGGGAAAGTCTGCCTCTAGCCCCTGACCTGTCCAGCTGGCCCCGCGCCAGCTGGACTAGTGAGCGCCTAGAGCTCGAAGCCAGACGGGAGCACTACCAATGGCCCAAGCCATCCTGACCTATTACCTGCCGCCCACAAACCGCCTCGAGGGGCGGATCAAGGCCAAGGCCTCTGCGGGTTCTGTCGTCTTGAACTGGGACCACGCCTTGAACATTGACGGCAACCACCGCGCCGCAGCGGTCGCCCTGGCCAAGCGCTGTGGCTGGACTGGCGATTATGTGTGCGGCGGCCTCAAGGACGGCGCGAGCGTGTTCGTCGCGGTCCAGGACTTCGGCGCCGGCTTCACCATCCTGCCGGAGGCCTGACCGATGGCGCAAGTTCACCGCTTCCGCGAGAAGGTCGCCGTCTACGTTGGCAAGGGCGAGACCGTTTATTTCTCACCCAAGAACGCTCGCAAGCTGGCGCGAGCTATCAACGCCGCCGCCCGGTCCTGCGACACCGAAACCTTTACCGAAAGCGTCGGCCTGACGGCCAACGTCGAGGAAGCCTGACCCATGACCACTGAACCCCACCTTTTCGAGCGTATCGAAGCCCTGACAGGCTGGACAGACGCGGACCTGGCCCTTCACCTTGGCGTGGGTCGCTCGACTGTCCAGGCGCAGCGCAGCGGCCGGATCCAGACCTACCTGACCGCTAACCAGCGGCACGCCTTGGTGCAGGCCCTGCGCCTCTACCGTGACCAGATCGCGGACGCGGTGATCGAGTTGGAGATGCTGGCATGATCCGAAGCACGGTGACCGCCGCGGATGTCTACGCGCTCCGCGAGCGAAGCGGCATGGGCCTGGTGGAATGCAAGCGCATGCTTGAGGCCGACGCCGTGCGCCAGCGCCTCTGCAATGCCGAAACCCTGGACGATTTGCGCCAAGCCCTGCTGGACGTCATGGAACTGTGCAACCTTCCCGCGGCTCCGAAATAGCCCTAACAAGGTGTTGACAAGCCCCTGTGCGCCGTCTAGCTTCCTAGATGACACACAGGGGCTTTTTCATGCGCGGTGACCGTTGGTCCGCAAGGCGGACAATCGCTTTCCTGATCGGCTCCAACGCTATCGCGTGGGCGCTGCTGTTCTGGTGCATTGGGGGTCGGTGGTGATCGACGCCTGCGACCCTGGCCTCACCGGCGCCTTCGCCACCTACAGCCCGCACGGCTTAACGGTGCGGCCCATGCCCACCTACACCGAGAAGGCTGGCAAGCTGAACCGCGAGCGCCCGTTCCTCGATGAACCGGCCATCCTCGACTACCTGCAGGGCCGCCGCATGATGGGCGGGCGGGTGCTGCTGATCGAACAGGTCGGCGGGATCCCTGGCCAGGCGGCGCACGGCGCCTTCACCTTCGGCCACGGCGCGGGCTTCATCAAAGGCGCGGCCATGGCGCTCGGGTTTGAGGTCGAGGAAGTGCCCGCCATGCGCTGGAAATCGGCGCTCAAGGTCCCGGCGATCAAGCGCAAGGCCATCGAGCGCGCCACCCAGCTGCTGCCCGCCTATGCGCACCTGTGGCCGCTACAGAAACACGACGGATTGGCCGAAGCCGCCATGCTGGCGCTGTACGGCTGGCAAACCAGGGGTGCGCTCTGATGTCCGTGATTCGCCCTGCAACTATCCTGGGCGGCCTGCCCGTGATCGTCGAAATTGCCTTCGGCAAGGATGCAGACACCCCCAACGGCGCCGGCGACTATTGGGCCGAGGTAGAGCACATCTGGTGGCGCAAGCGCGACGGGTCAGCAGGCAAGGAGTTGCCCGCGAAAGTCTACGATCGGGCCGAGCTATACGACCCGGATTTTTGCGCCCTGATCGAGAATGTGTCCGAAGAAATGGCTTACGAGGCCTACGAGGAACGCCGGGCCAAGAGCGGCGAGCCTGATATGTTTTCCTTTGAGGTAGCCCCATGATCGTCATTGTCGAGATGCAACCGAGCGGCTTCACCTTTGCCGCCGGCAAGCTTTCCCAGGCCCTGGAATGGGGCAAGGCGCACGCCGAGAAGTGGGGTCATGGCCCGGCCAGGGTGTACCAGTGGTACAGTGAAACCTCCGACCGGCGCGGGTTGCCGACCTTCGCGGCGCCTGACACGATGACGGTGACGCTGTGAGAATCCTTATCGCCTCCAACGACGCCAGCCTGGCGGAAACCCTCGACCTGCGCCTGAGCGCCGAAGGCTTCGCCGTCGACACGATCGACACGGCGGAGGATGCGCTCGAGGATCTGCGCATCGTCGACTTCGATCTGGTGGTGATCGACGATGACCTGGCCGACACGATTGGCGCGGCGCTGCTTCGTAAGATGCGCGCCCGCCAGATTAAGACCCCGGCGATCATGCTCACCACGCGCACCGATGCGGTGTGGCGGACCAAGCTGCTGAACGACGGGGCTGACGACGTGATCGCGCGCCCCTTCGACTGGCTTGAAGTGCTGGCCAGGGTGCATGCGGTGGTCCGCCGCTCTCGCGGCCAGGCCAGCCAGCTGGTCAAGGTCGGGCCCGTGGTGCTGGACCTGGACCGCAAGCAAATCGTAATCGCCGGCGCCGCGGTGCATGTGACACCCCAGGAATACCGCATGGCCGAAGCCCTGGCTCTGCGCGCCGGGGTGACACTCACCAAGCAGAACCTGATGGACGCGCTTTATGGTGGCCGGGACGAACCGGAGGTCAAGATCGTCGACGTGTTCATCTGCAAGCTGCGCGCCAAGCTCAAGGCGGCCGGAGCCGCCGACGTGATCCAGACGATCTGGGGCCGTGGTTACTGCATGCGCGAACCGGAGGCTGTTGCATCGTGACGGACCTTCAGTTCTGCCTCGAACGCTGCGCCGACCTGCTGGAAGGGGACGCCTGATGCAGTGCTCAGCTTGCGGCGGCCACGTCACGTGGCGCGGCCCTCTGTCCTCCCTGACGCATACCGAGTGCGCGCGTTGCGGACGCCAGAACTGCCAACTCGAAGAGGGCTCTAGCTACCACGACGAGGAAGGCTGCATCGAGTGCAACTGGGGGGAAATGCCATGTCACTGCACCGGGACCCCCTACGGTGTCGATTTTGAAGGCGCCGGAGAACGCTCGTGATCTTGCCTGCCCAATGTCTGACCTGTGGCGGCGAGCGCTGGGTCTGCGAGAACCACGCCGATCAGCCTTGGAACGATGAAGGCTGCATGTGCGGGGCCGGGATGCCGTGCGTCGCCTGCAACCCTTGCGCCCCCGGAATCCCCCCGGCGATGCCGCCCGGAATGACCGTCATCTGGTCGGTGACCGGCGAGCTTGAGGACAAACCACAATGACCGAAGACCAACTAGCCGAAGCCGAGGCCCTTCTCCGCGATCCCGACAGCGAGGACTGCGAACGGTTCGCCAGCCGGTACGGGGCAGACTTGATCGCAACCGTGCGCCAACTTCAGCAGCCCTCAAGCTCCGAAGCCCAACCGTCTGGAACGGAGCCAAGGCCCTATCCATTCGCGAGCCCCGGCTTGAAGTATTCCGAGGCCTTCGTGTTCGAGGGCGGCTCGCTCACCGTCAACACCACGGGCTACGGGGCCGCCAATGGGGTCGGCTGGCTGTGCTTCCTCGAAAAGGAATTGGAGTGGGAGCAGGGCGACAACGGCCAGGACTACCGCATCGCAAACCTTAACCGCTCCGAACTGATCGCCCTCCGCGACAAGCTGAACGAGGTGTTCCCCGCCCTCACCTTCACCGCCAGCCTATCGGATGCGAGCGAGGTCGATGAGCTTAAGGCGAGGCTCGCGCATGTTGAGGCTCTTGGCCGGGCCGGGAGCTACAAGGCGACCCCAGAGCATTCTTGGCAGGAGTGGGCCGATGAATGGCGCCGAGAGGCCTTAGCCAGCGAGGACAAGCTGAAAGAGATCAAAGCGCTGGCCCGCCAATTTAGTCCAGTAATGTCCACCGACGAAGCTCATTCGTTCGGCGATGCCCTGCACAAGCTGCTCTCCCCCTCTAGTGGAGATGAATGATGGAAAACAAGAACTTAGCCCCTCATGAGCCAGTCGTGCGCGAAGGGGACCCTACCCCTTCTAACGCTACCGCCGCGCGTTCTGCGGCTTTCACGCCGGGGCCTTGGGTCTCTCGCGGTCGCTACGTCGGCACGCCGAACCACATGAGCTTCATCGCAGAGTGTCGGGACCAGAACGGCAATTGGTCGGATACGCCGCACTCCATCGCCAACGCCCGCCTGATCGCCGCCGCCCCCGATCTGCTGGAGGCGCTGAAGAACCTCTGGCTCCGCACCACGGTCGGGAGCGATGCGGAGCGGGTCGCCGCCCTCACTGTGGCTGGTGACTTGCTCGCCCGTCTAGGTGCGCTTGAGGCCACCGGAGCCGACCAATGACCGCCCGTGATGAAGGCGCCGGGACCACGGGGGCGCTTGAACAGACCGTTCTCGCCATGTGGGAGGAGTACGGGCGCGATGAGGAGTGCGATTACACCAAGATCAACGCGCTGATAGAACTCGCCTATGAGCAGGTCGCCGCCCCGGTCTCCGCCCCTGGGATGGGCTGGATCGACGGACGGCGCTTCTCTGAGCAAGCCGGAGAGCGCTGGCGCCATGTGAAGAGTGGCGGCGTCTACATCCTGCCGTTCGGTCGCGCCGACGCCATGGTGCAATGCGCCGAGCCGATCACCGACGAGAACACGCTGACCGTCTACATCGGCGAAGACGGCATGATCTTCGCGCGGCCTACTCACGAATTTCACGACGGTCGGTTTGTCCGACTTCCAGCGGAGAGCGGCGTTGACGCGGACGAAGGCCGCGCTGGCAATCTTCCACCGGACGAACCCATTCCTTCAACTCCCCCCTTCATCCAGTTCACGCGAGCGCCGCGACGCGCGCCAAGCCTTTACAGATAAGGGAAACCGTCAATGATTGACGCCTCTGAGGCTCCCCGCATACCGGAGAACGGCGGGAGAACGCCGACCGGTTGCGAAGACGAAGTCACCACAAAAGTCACCA